CATGCCGATAAAGAAGATGGTATCCTCGTAGTTCATAATCGTCCGGGGATTGACAGCCCCGAACTTAACGAAAGCCTCGTTAGTAGATTCGATGTTGAGTCCGTACTCTGCTCCCACATCCGTGTAGAATTCCAGAGACTGGCGGCCAAAGGCCAGAATGTGGTGCTTGTATCGGAAGAGACCAACTCCCTTGTCCGGGTAGCTGATGGCATTCTCGAACATAGGATTACCAGTCTGGTCCACCCAGCCAGAACCCGTCGTGATATCCCCGATCTCACTACCCCAGATGTACCCATCATCCGTCATGATGTAGGCTCTGCCATTCAGCATGGCAAAGTTACCAACGGTAACCTTCACGCTGCTCCACGGAGCACCACCGTAGTGGGTGGCGAAGTCAGTAGTGGTGATCTGGGTAGGAGCGGCCCACGTCCCGCCAGAGAAGGCAGAGTAAAAGCAGGCAGATGCCGACCTGTCGGCCTTAGTCCAGCTAATCGTAACGTACGGTACCAGGGCAGGAGCCGATCCAAGGAACGGCGAGTAGCCACTGGCGAACTCATTCAGGAAGACCTGCGAGTTAGCATGGAATCCAAACGACGGCGTAGAGCCAGCGAAGTTGTAGCTGGTAATCTCATGAGCCACCATCGTACCGTCACTAGGCTGGAAGAAGATGATCTTCAGCGTGGCGTTGGACTGCAGAGCAGACCCATCCGCGTGGATCACGGCTGCCACCATCCAGTCGTCGATGATGCTGATATTCAGGAAGTCCTTCGGAGTCCTCTGCAGGGGGTAGTTAGCTGCTACCCCATTCCAGTTATCGAAGACAGTATCCCAGTTGGTATTAAGAGATGCGTCATCCAGGTTGGTATTGATACCGGTCCTTTTCTGGACCCACACATCCTTGGACCCAGTGATGGGATCCGAACGAGTCTCGGCCCAGCAGTTGATAAGCTGCTGGCCCTTCCCGCTGAACAGTTCACCATAGGACGAGACGGCCGTGCCGTCCGCCATGGTCTCATCCTCCACGCTATAAAGCGGGATGACGATCTTGTTCTGGGTCTCTTGTAGCTTAGCGACGGACATAGCTATAGTCAGGCTGAATGTACAGAGAGTCGTCCTGGTTAGCGTTAAACATCGCGTACTGGTGTAGTTCTCCAGCTTTCTTTTGGATCATCTGCCGCTCTTGCAGAGCAACACCGTAGGTGTACGACAAGTCGGCTGCAAGGTTCCACACCAGGGCTCGATGCCACTCAGGCGGGAAGGAGATGTCTGCATCCAGGCTGTTCAGGTTCATGACCGGTGCTTCGTAGATGAGCACCAGATCATACTCGGTAGCTGCAGTCGTATCCGGGATCGGCCAGATCCGGATCTCACCGTACCAATCGGTACCGGTGTAGGTGTCTATTTGCGGATGGTGGTACCATACGGCGACGGGCGTTCCCTCGTGAGTCTTGTTAGGGAGAGCCCAGTACTGTTCCCTAGTCCAGAGCTGAAGTGGGATGTCGATGCTGTTGGTATCGCGCCTGAAAGCTTGTAGCACACGTTCCGGCGCCACGGACGTGAAGTGGGGAGCAGCTTGCGTATCCCCGATCTTGTACGTTCCTTGAGATGCCGTAAGATCGAAGGCTTTCTGCTGAATGGCCCAGATGGCCATCCCGTCAGAGATCCAGCTTTTGGTGAGTGAATCAAGGACTCGTCTTGCATAGTCATTCTCCCTGTAGCCCAGGGACTCATCCGGACCAATAACACCAAGAAGACGCAGAGCGTCGTCTATAATGGACTGGGCATTGTACCGGGCGTTATAGGTTCCAGTAACCGCCATTATACACCTCTAGCATTCTTGTTGGATTTGGCCTCAAGAAGATTCTTGAGTACCTCAACCCGATGGTTGATGACTTTGTCCTTGGGCTTAGCGTTCTCTCGTTTGATCTTCTCTTCCGCAATCCTGGCCAACCGATCCAGGGCCGTAGCCTTGTGCGGGTGGTCATCCGGTAGATTCTGGGCTCTCCAGAGTCCGTATGGAAGATCCTTGTTCGTCTTGTCAATCGGACCCGGAGGGAGATCCTGTTCGGATTTCTTGGCCTTGGGCCAGATCTCAAGAGTATTCACTTTGGTGTCGGTGTCCTCGATGCGGACCACCCACTTATCTATGAACTCTTGCTTCGTAACCTTGCGTGGCATTTATATCTCCTAGAGTCCCGAGGTACCAGAGGCGACAGCAATCTGACCAGCCCACGGATGATACTTGGTATAGTAGTAACCAGTGCTCGGATCCTGGTAAGTAACCCTCACAGAGATCCTAATGACGCCAGTCTGCACCACATACGGCGAGTAGTACGACCCTTGGGAGCGACCGTTGGTCGTCGGATTGGCCGCAGTAACAATTGCGCCGTGAACGATGAGATTTGGCGTCCCGTTTGTTTGGCCAACCGGTGCTGTAGAGGGATCCCACCGCCCGACCATCTGGTTAAAGAGGGTATCCTCGACGGTTGAGGAGCTCGTGGTGTCAATTGGCGTACCGCCAACATCGTCTCCGTTATTGACGATGATAACATCAATGTCAGGATCCACTCCCAGAAGGATCCAGGGAGCATCCGCATCCGGATCGAAGTAGACATAGATCCTCGATCCATCCGGCAGGACCACGATACTCAGAACATCCAACACGTTACCTTGATCATCGGTAACAACGACCGTACCCCAGGACTCACCGCCAGTAGACTCAGGACGAACCCAGTCAGGAGCACGCTCGGAGCGAGGCACCCGGTATAGATCCCGGATATGCCTCGGCTCCCAGTCTTCCTTGCACACCATGAGCCCGTCCCAGCGGGGCTTCAGCTCATAGTGCTTCTTCTTAAATCCACAGACATCGCAGATCGCGTTGCGCTCTGTAGTCCGGGGTTTGCTCCTATACATTAGACGACACTCAAGTAGGGATCGACGTAGAAGGAAAGGTCCTCACCGTGAGCCATGAATCGCCAGTAGATGTACCCATCGCTAACCGTCGTAAAGGTTACCGAGTGGTCCTGAGCAATCCAGCCCGTAACAGCCGTATCCTTGGTCCACGACGCCGCATCTCCAGCCGTAACCGTGTCGTTGGGCGCTGCCCCTTCCATGGAACTGGTGAAGTCCAGCAACCCTTCCGTGGCGGAGTAGGGATACATGATCTCTAGATGACACTCGTCGTGGGTCAGACCCGCTGCCGCGTCGACTAGGGTACTCATCGTAGCAGTATAAGTACCGGCCGTCAGATAGTGGGCAATCCACTCACCCTCAACAATAGCGGCATCGTTAGATCCATTCCCCGTCGTGACTTTCCACGAGACGGAGGTTCCGTCGATAATGGCGCTCTTGTATCTGGTCGTATCGCTGACGACTGCCGATTCATCCGAAGGCCACATCGCATATTTCGACAGGTCCCCGGAGTATCCACGCACGACCACTCGGCGCGTGTTGTTATATGCCGTGCTCGCGGGTGAAGCCGCGATACCCGTGGCTGGCATATTGCATCCGATAAAGACTATGTCGCCAATACAGTAGTTACCAACACCTCCCGAACCAACGGGATAGAAAGGATTTGCTCCTTGCGAGAGATCTGCACCGATAATGTTGTTACCAGTCTGACTCTCCCCCAATCCGAGGAAGGTGGTTGGAGCTGTCCCTCCGGAGGAGATCCCTCCGCCGTACCAGTTGAATTGTCCCGAAGTATGATAAGTATACTGAGTGGATGCCCCAAACTTAACCCAGCAGCCCAGGAAGTCCACACGGTTTCTCATAGTCGAGGTGTTACCGCCTCGCAAAAAACTGTTTGCTTGGGTCGTATTGATTTCAAACGTACAGTCCACGATCTCCTGATTAAGAAGAGTGAGACCAGATCCGAGGGCTAGAATTACCTGCCCGGTTCCCGGACCAGTACCAGCCGCATCAAAGTCGAACCCGAAGGCAGTCGGGAGGTTATAGGTAAGCGTCCCGTTAGCTGAGAGCGAGAAGGTGGCTCCCCGACGATAAGTATTGTCGGCCGGATCAACCGAGATGTAGGTAACATCAATGCCAGAGGCTTGTCCACCAATCGTATAGTTGGTAGCTACACCATCTTCGACGTGATTATAGGCAACCAGTACGACATCCCCATCTACCAATTTGGTGCCGGAAATGCGGTTAGTCAGTTGAGTTAGGGAGCCCACTGGCTTGGACCAACCATCCGAGCCGGAGCGATAGGTGAAGGTAACACCACCGCTAACAACCGTCCCGGAAGTTGGCCACGAAGGTTCTGTACCAGCCGACGTTCCGGCTACAGTAACCTCGTAGGTTCCAACACTCGTCGCCGTGATCGAGGATGGCCGGACCATCTCTCCCAGAGAATAGGCCGTGGAGACGGTATAGGTGGTTACTGAGTTACTGTTAACGTAGTAGGTCGTCATTATGCCACCTCAATCGCGGGGCAGATATAGATATTCGTGCTTTGCTTAAACACCGCCCCTCTCCAGTAGACATACCCATCACTCAAGGTAGTGATCGTAACCGGATGGACCTGCCCGATCCAACCAGTACCAGCAGCACCCTTGGTCCATTCAGCCTCCGTGGCACTGGCATCTGTAGTCGTAACGTCAATCCCTTCGAAGCTGGTTGCAATACCCAACAAACCCTTGGTAGTGGAATTCGGATAGAGAACCTCACACCAACAGTGATATTCCGGCAACCCTGCCGCTGCATCCATAAGGGTGTGCATCGTGAGTGTGTACGTTCCGGCCGGAAGCCAGTGGGCGACAAACGGAGTTCTGGTAATCCTCTTTGTAGAGGCAGGAGTCGAGATATACCAAGAGACCCCTTGACTGTCTATGAAGGCAGCCCGGTAGACAGCCGTCGTGTGGTTAATGGTTGACTGCCCCTGCACTCCCGTAAGTAGGTAGGGGTACCCGTTCGAGCCTTTGTGGATGACCTCCATCGCGCCTGTATAGGTACCGGCAGGACCGGGGGCAACGAAACTGGTCGACAGTTTACATCCGGTCGTCTCAACCTTGACGTAGGGATCGGTCGTGCTCTCAGACGAGCCGACCATGTAACCCGCAGCCGCCATTGCCGAGAAGTCGAAGCCGTTGAACTCAGCGTGTCCACCACCATCGCCGGGGTTGAGGAACTCGTCAATAGCTGCACTGGTAGCGTCGATTCCACCACCATTGAACCACACCTTACCGGAGTAGAAAAAACATTGGGAATCGGTAGCGGCGGCCTTGAACCAGCAGTCGTTAAATACCGCCAATCCATTAGCGTTTGCCGTGGTCCCAAGTCTCCAGTGAGATCCTGTGGTATTGGTAAGTTCGAACTTACAATCACTAAACGTTTGTTTGGCCCCGTTCGTACTAGACCGGAAGTTGATGTGGCCCGCCGAAGCGGCTCCTGATCCGTTAATGAAGTCAAATCCGTAGAAAGCGCAACTGCCCAAGATCGTCGTGGTTGTACCGCCGTAGATCTTGGCACCGCGTTCGTACTGATCGGTAGACGAGTTCACCGAGACGGCAGACGCATGACGACCACCGGTCAGGTTGTTAAAGAGTGTCTTGGTAGTGGTCGTTGGTTCAACGTGATCCGAAGCTACCTTAACCGTTACCCCGGTGTTCGTAAGAGCAGTGAAGTTATAACCAACGGTTGAGAGTGCTCCAAAAGGAACAGCCCAAGACGTACCGGCTCTAGCTGTAAAGGTGGCCGTTCCAGAGACCGTAGTATTCCCTAGAGTCCCGGTCCACGCGGGTTCCGTTCCTCCAGAGGTTCCAGCAGTGGTACACTCAAAGGTCCAGTAACTCGCCTCCGTATTCGTCGGGGTCACCACGTCCCCGAGTGCATAGGCGGTGTTAATCTGGAACAGTGGTGCCTGATTGCTGTCTACATAGACAACAGCATTAGTCATGGAAACTCCTAGATATCAAAGGTAAAGTCTTCGACACCACTACCACCCATGTCATCCGTGCCCATAGTGCCGTCGCCAAAGACATCAGCGGACTTTTTGCGCTTCCTGCGCCACGCCGCTGCCGCTAACCCCGGAGCGTCTGCTTGCCACGGGCCTTTGCCCGCTCCACCTTTCCAGGGTTTGTAGTTATTCGTAACCTTGGAAGTATACTGATGTCCTACAAGAATAACGGTTGATGCCATGTATCCTCCAAGGAGGAGGGGGCCGAAGCCCCCGTCCCATTAAGTATTTTGAAGTACGGTAAGAGCAGCCGAACCACTCGTGTAGGAGGTTACGTTTAGTCTAACTGCGGTTACCGGAAAAGCCAAGTTACCTACCGTCGAAGAGGTGAGGCCCGTCAGAGTCGAGTGATCGTAGGGCTTGATGATACCAAACCGACAGTAGTGCGCTGCGCTCAACCCCGAGTCGGCAACCGTATAGGTGAAGGAGGTTGCACCAGGGACAGAGGCCACAACACCAGTAGTCGTATCGAAGGGCGAACCAGCCCCTTCGACGATTACCGTATCACCCACTTGAACGATGCGAGTACCGTCGTGGGTGACTGTAGCAGTCGTAGTAGATCTGGAGATCGAACCAACAAAAGGACAATCCAACCGGTCAAGGGTGTACTGTACCTTGCTGGTATTCGTACCAGTAACGTCAACCGACATGGAGATCTCAGTGCCTGCCTCAGAGGCAGATTCCACCGGAACCCATGCCGAGGTAGTAGCCGATCCGACCTTAACCGTGCTGTGAATCATGGTCGGTCTCCTTAGACAGTACCAGGAGCGATACCGTTACCGTCAGTGTAAACCAGAGTAACCGTCCAATCACCAGCGTTCGAAGCCGTACCCGACTCCGCATAGATACAGTAGATCACGGTAGGAGTCGTGAACACAGTCTGAGCCGTAGCATCTGCTACAAAGACTCCGCCGTTCCCAACACCAGCCGCGAGCACGTTTGCCGACCCGAACTCCGTGGCGGTCGCCGAATTGCCGAGCGAAACAGTAGCGGTCGTACCGGCGTCCGACGCCGTTCCCTGGAAAATAGCACCCAGGAAGCGAGCACCTTTCGGCAGAGTGGCCAGAGCCGTACCAGTCGTCATCGAACGGGTAACCGTCCGAGTCTTGCCCTTAAGGGGCTTAGGCCCGCGAAGCAGGCTTTCTTTCAATGCACCCATTCTATTCTCCTTTAGGTAAGGAGAGGACGGCCGTTTCCAGCCGTCCCCTTACTTCTATTACGCGCCCGGCGAACCGAAGACACCGCGCTTGTCCGTGGCGCCGACCGAGTAGCGGGCCGTCGCTTTGAACTTCGCGTTGTCGGTATCGAAGTCGCCGTCCATCGTGAACGTATCCGGACGACGCTCTTTCAGAATGAGGCCGTGCGGCACGTCGGTCTTGATGAACCACGCATCCGTGTCCGTCAGGTAATGGTTGACAATAACGCCACCAGGGAACTTCGAACGAACGACGTTCACCGTGTTGTTATTGGTGCCCGGCTCGTACTCAGTCTTCATCAGCTTGTCAGCTTCGAAGGAGAGATCCACCGGAACGATGAGGCTCTGCGGACGAACCGCGATCTTGAGACCGCGCTCGTTCGTGTACTTCCCGAGGTCGATACACGCCTGCTCCAGCGCCGCCTCCGACAGGTCAGCAGCGGTCGTGAGCTCGTTCGCCCAGGTCGCGCCGACAACGGTCGGGTGGTCAGTCGCACAGAGTTCCTTCCCGTCACCGTACACATAGGTGTTGCTGAAGGCACGGTTGAGGACGTTGGCTGCAACGATCTCTTTGGTTTGACGCATCGAGAAAGCAAGGCTCTTCGCCTTCTTCGGAGCGATGACATCGTACTGATCGTCTTCCACCATCTCACGGGTGATGATGAAGCCCAGCCCGTAAGTAATGTGGGTATAACGATCCACGAAGCCCTGCTGGCTGTCGTCGTACACAACCGACGCGCCCTCGCCTTTGACCTGCGCGAGACCGAAGCCAGACATCCCGACTTCCTCTTCCCAAGCCTTGCGGCTCTTCTCGACCGTGAAGATCTTATCGTACTCGGTCGCAAACTCTTTGTAGCCATCCCCGTACCAACGGTTTACACCAGGCCAGAGGGCGGCAGCAAAACTACCAGTGTTAATCATGACCAGTCTCCTCTAGCTTGGATTAAACGTCAGTCGCGGCGTGGTACTGGTGCTCGTTGATCACAACTTCCCACTTGGCATAGTTGCCCAGCTGGTTCTCACCAGAAGTGGAAGTCTGATCGGGAACGCGAGCCAGTCCCAGAATCCGCACCTGTCCGCCGGTATCCGTAGACACATCCGAGCTGTCAATCATCGACTGACCACGCCCGGTAGTCGTGCTACCAGAACCAACGACGATGTCCGTCGCCAGTCCGACCGACGCTGCGGCAATGCTGCCACCGACGCTGTCTTCCTGAACGAGGTACACCACGTTCTTGTCATCACAAACCAGAGCGATACGGTTCGTGCTGGCCCGACGATAGTTCGGGTTCAGCGTATCACCACCGGTCACCACGAAGCCGACCACGGCCCCGAGCAGCGCGTCACCCGCAGCTGCCTGAGCAACAGTCGCCATTCCTTCACAATTACGACCCGCAACGATCGTGCCAGCGGCACCCGAAGACCCGGCCAGTTTGACCATCTCACCCACGAACACAGCAGTGTTGTCCGACGAGGGAATGAGATACTCTTTAACCGCACCGGTCCACGCGGAACCGTCCAGCTTACGAAGCGGGCGAAAGCCAAAAGGCTGGTTGGTGTTAGCCATTTATGCTTACTCCTTTCGCGATTATTAGGCTCCCAACCTACCTAAGTTACTTGTTCGATTTCCGTTCAGCGGATATCTTGCCGTAACCAATAGATTGGGCTGCTTGGTACATTGCTTTCTCAGCTTCATCAATCTTGGCATCCTTCGAGCGCTGGTCTTCCTCATACCACTCTTTCGGAATCCCCATGAGGTAGGCTTGTACACCACCCCCTACGCCGCGATGAACCAACGAGAACTGAGGCTTTGTCCAGTCGATTTGCGTCTCGCCCACATGAACCTTGTCATCTGCTTTGATGAAGTTATAACCGGCAAGCAGGAACTTGGGTATCCGGTCACCCACATCGTTAACCCAGCGGTAGACAAAGTTTTCCGTGTCCAAGCCACGAACAGTCATCTGATCCCGTTGGTCCGAAACAGGGACTCGGGTACGCTTCTTTTCGACTTTAGTCAATACATCTTTCATGATCCGCTCCTCGCGTTCACATAATCCGCCATATACTCATCCTCAGTCATAAGCTTCAGCTTATTAACGTAGGTGTCCATAATCTGGCGCTCTCCATCGGACATAGACTTTTTAGCCTCGGCAAACTTCCCGTTTCCGGACGGCCGTGATGCACCCCTATGGGTTCCTCCAATGCTAGGGCTTGGAGGCGCTGAACTGCCCTTGCCCTTCCCAAACTTCTCAGGGAAGCGAGTCTTGACCCGCTCTTCGACCAGGGATCCAAGCAGCTTCGGATCCATTGGCCCCCCGTTCTTTTTGAGAATGTGGGCTACGGCTGCGTCTGCATAGATGTGGAGCTCTTCGTCCTCTAGATACCAAGGGTTCCGAGACACCCACGCCTGATACGCTTCGGACTGAACAGGGGCCTGTTGTTGGGCTTGTTGTGGCCGGTCAGCTTCGCGTACATGATCCTTGATGGCATCAATTCGTTCTTCGATGGCATCGGCTGCCACGAAGTCGTCGTTCTCAAGCGCTGCCCTTCTCTGAGCCCGAAGGTCCTGGATGGCCTTCTGGTACGCTTGACGTGCCACCTGCATGTTCTGTTGGTGGAGCTGGTGATAGCTTTGGCGCATCTCTTGCACCTCGTTCCCAAGACGCTTGATCTTGGAAATAAGCTCACCACGTTCCAACCATTCCTTCGCAGGACGCCATTCATCCGGATTACCGGAGAACTCTTCCTTGGGTCGCCAGCCTTGTTCGTAGGCGATCTCCTCGGTAGGAGTAAGTTCTACACGTTCCGGTTCTTGCGGTGCTGCTTCTTGTACCGGAGTCTCTAGGATCTCCGGAGTTACTGGTTTAACCTCTTCAGACATCTACTTTCTCCTCTTTGGGCGGGAGCACAGCCAGAATGTCAACGTCATTCATGACCAGGAGACGTTCTTCAGTGTCCGGGTGCGTAATTGCTCGCCCCGAGTACTTGCCGAACATCACCCTGTCTCCCTCCTTGCACCAGGGCTGACCGTCGAAACTCACGTCAGGCGACTTGTACGCCTGAGAGCCTAGGGCCACCACAGTGCCGGTGGTTACTGCCATTGCGAGACGATCTTCCTTCTCGCCGTACTCCAGAAGGATTCCTCCCTTGGAGACCTTCTCAATTTCCTCGGGCTTAACTAAGACCCGAAACCCTACTACCGTTCCGATATTACGCATCGTCTGGCTCCATATACAAAACACTGCGGTATGCAGTAATTTGGCCGGACAGAAAAGCATCGGAATATTGATCTTTACCAGCTGTTCTTCCCAACGTCTCTTCAAGTTCCCTAACCCTGAAACCTACTGTTTGCATCACTCTATCTGTTACCGGGTGATCTAACCACTCACCCCACATCGCTCTGTCAATTGCCATTACTTACCTTTTTTCTTGGACGCTCCTTTCGCCGGGGAGCGGGGCCGACCGCCAGCTGATTTGGTTTTAGCTAGCGCCTGACTCTCGGCCATCTCTTCCTTGTGCCGTAGAGTCTGCTCATGTTGGGCTGCCTTGGCAGCACTCTCCATCTCTAGGTTCCTGCCCTTCACTTGGGCAGCGTGTTGATCCATGGCTGCATCCAGATTAGCCTTGCGCTCCTGCTGCATGAGTTTCATTTGGCCCTCACGTTCTCTGAGAGCCATCTTCAACTCTTCCAGTTGAGCCTTCAGCAGGCCGAGCTCACGCTCGACATCAAGGGCGTTCATCTCCTTGACCATGTCCATCTGGTGCTTCTCTTTGTCCATCTCGTGCTTGGCTGCGTCGATCTTACCCTTCATCTCCATAGCCTGGACCTTGGGATCCGGAGCCGGAGGCGGAGGTTGGACAATAAGCTGTTCAGCCTGGGGAATCTCCAGAGCATTGGCCATAAGCTTACCAAGCAGGGGTACGTTAACTACCCCGAGCGGCACCAAGAGCTGAGTAACCTGCTGGTACTTCTGCATCCTGGTAGCAGCGCTGTCACCCGTCGGGTCTGCTGACGGGATGATGTCGTCCTCTGGGCCATCGTACTCGTTTGGCTGCATCGGAACGTTAAGGATTTCACCAGTCTTACCCTTCAGGGATTCGTATACCCTGTTAAGACCGTAGATCTTCTTGAACTCTTTGTAGAGAGCCCGGTAGAGTCGCTTGTAGATTGCCGTGAAGACCTTCATCCCCTGCTCCACCGTTTCCTGGGTGGTAGTAGCCGGGGTGTTCTGTCCGGGCATCTTGCCCGTGAAGATCTCTGCGATACTTGCCAGCTTGTTCCCCGACTCGATCAGAAGGTTGAGCAGGTTGAACAGGACAGGCGAGGGATCCTTTACAGGAAGGGGTACAAAACCTCCTTTAATTTCGTCTGCAGTCGCATTCGCCACTTTCCATTCGCCAGGACGCCAGGGCTGATCCCCCATCTTGATGCGGAGGCTCTTAGACATGACTCCGCTTTGTAGATTGGAGAGAGAACCAGCGTCAATAAGCTGATTAAGGACAGTGTTGATAGCATCATTAAGACTACCAAGAAGGTACCCAAAGCCGTTATCGTAAATAGCGGAATCTGGATTAGGGATAAAGCCAAACTTGGTAAAGTATTGGATAGGCTTGATGCTAATGATCTCGCCATCCTCTGACTTCTCAACCCCCTCGCTAGACCAGCATGCGACGATCCGTACCACCTTTCTAGACCGTGCATGGACGACCACCATGTATGGCTCTTCGTATCCATCGTCATCGAGGTCAAGATAGGTGTATTGACACAGGAAGAGATGGGGAGCTGCTGCTTCATCTTGTCCTGGTTCGTCGAACTGCTCGTCGAAGTTTTTCTCCGGACGCTTGTCGTCTTCTGAATCCGGACCATTTTCGAGTTCTTCTTCGAGTACGTCAAGGAACTCTTCGTCTCTCCGTACCTTTTCAATGATCTGATTCTTCGTAAGGTAAACAAGCTCTGTCTTGCGGTAAGCGCTCTCGACAGTTTCGGCGTGGTAGTTGATGATGAACTGATCCGGCGTGAGCCACTTGCTGCAGAGTTTGTCATTTTCTACATACGTCTTCTTGAAAGAGACTCCAACCACCGGGTTGTAAGTAAGCAGCCTGTCCATATCCTCTTCCCAGTTCTCGCACTGGTACATGATCTGGTAGGACATGTGCTTCCCAATACGGACAGCCCGCTCCAAGCGGGAACCATCTGGATCGTAGCCGATGACGCGAGGCTTGACGATCTGGTTATCGTTCGGCACCAGGGACGGATACGCCCTGGCTGCGAACTGCATAGCTGCCGTAGCGATTAACGGATACTTGACATTAGCTGCACCCGGCCAGGGATAACTCTTCTCGTCCGCGAGCAAGAGGGCTTCGCGTAGATACTCCTTATTTCTTTCGAGCCAGGGAGCAACTGTCTGTAGATCTTCTTCGTAGCCATCATAAACCTTCTGGCCAATCTCCTCTAGGAGAGGTTGACCATCCTCCGTTTTCTTTTTCTTGAGCCGCTTCGCAATGTTTGCTTCGCGCATCGCGTAGTCAAACAGCTTCTCCATCTCAGCTTCCGGATCAATCATCTCCTCTTGAGGAGCGCCCTCCGGCATACCTGGCATGGGCGGCTGTCCTGGTTGTGGCATCCCCGGCTGGGGCATTCCACCACCTCCCATGGGATCCATAGGATTCGGTGCCTGTTCCATACCTGGTTGAAGTGGCATCATTCGTTAGTACCCCGTAGTCTTGTTACGCCCCTGTTGAGTATGACCACTTTCGCGCATAAGATCCTCATACTCATCCTCGTCGATCTCTTCCTTGGTAGGAGCCTCGACCATCCTGTTGAGGACTAGGCCCAACTGGGCCGAAGCATCTACCAAGTCGTCCCGACGGGTGCGAGGGAACGAGCATAGCTGGTCGATGTAGGTCTGGGCCCATGGGGCTTCCATGTCCACCTTGACCTTTCCAGCTCTGGCTCGAGCCCTGAAACTCTGAACCCGTTGAGTCTTGTCATTCCTGGACGCCGTTGCGTACAGGTTCAAGTAGATCCCGGTCTCATCCTGCCGCCTCTTGAGAAACGGCATGACCGATGAGGCGATCTGTCCCTTTTCGAAACAGAACACCTCTGGTTCGTACATCGCTTGCAACTCGAAGAGGGTTTCAACCGCCCTCTCTGAGTCCATCCTCTCGTAGATAACGTGCTTGATCAGAAGATCGTGGCTCTCTGTTACCGCCCCGATCACGAAAGCACTGTAGTCCGAGTAAGTCTCTTGCGTTACCGCCAAGTCGAACCCGACGTAGTAGTGACAGGTCTTTTCCCTGTCCTCCATCGTCATCTCTTTGAAGTCTGCCCGCCTGAACTGGGCAGTAGTTTCATCGAGAGGCTGGTTCAGGTACTCTTGAGCGTACCCTTCCGGGTGTCCCCGCTCAATGTACATGTCGCGTATGGCGACTAGGTCCTCTT